TTGATTTTCTTTGCATCAAATTTATCTACATAATCAAATGCTTCATAGTCTTGCAATTCACAAAGAACCTGACCGTAATCAACGTTCATAGCTTTTACATCAGAACCCGGCTGATGAAGTGTAGCCATTCCTTTGCCTTTTTTGCGGAAATATACTGATTTAGCATCTTCTACTGTTTTTTCACGAGTTGTGCCTGCGAGCAATCTCTTCTGTCCATAGGCACGTTTAACTTCAGCATCATAAGCGAGCTGAAATACATCACTAATTTTTCTTGACATTTTTTAAAATCCTTTCTAAAATTTACTTACTAAATTGCAGGATTTTCAAAAATAAGGCTCTTTTTAATGTGGGGTCGGAAATCCGATAAAGCCCTAAAAAGAGGTTTTTTCCAAACCTAACTGTAATATATTTTATTTATCACTAAATGTCAATACTATAAAAAAGCCACCCTGTTAAAAAAAGGTGGCTAAATTAAAAGCAATTATATTATATCACAAATTAAAGAATTTTCCAACCCTCTTCTGCGGCTTTATACAATATCTGCTCTCTGCGTTTATCTGATGTCTTGTCATCAAGATATTCTTTTCTTAATGCCTCAACATCTGTGTTGAAATCAGAACTTGCAGGTATGTCATAGGTCATTCCTGTGTTCATAAACTCTCTCATCTTACGCAAGATGTTATTTCCGATTGCAGATTCGCCGATAATTTCTTTTAATGCTTTTCTCTCTTCAGGTGTAAACGGTCCACGAGCAGAATAAAAGTCATAGTTTTCCTTAATAATCTGTTCAGCGTTATCACCTAAGATTTTCTTTTGCTCTTGCAAATAAGCCGTTCTCTCTGCCTTTTTATCCTCTTCAGAGCGTGTATCAAGGATATGCACCTTTTCCATATACTCCAATGCTAAAGTCTTAAGGTTCTTACTTGCTTCGAGCGACAACCCGTTATCAAGAGCGAACTGACTTAACTCATCAAGTGTTTCTTTGATGTGTTTGCCCTCTTCTGACTCTTCATTAAGAACATACGAATCATACTTTGCATCAGGCGTGTATTCATACTTCTCGATTGAATCAGGTGTTTCTACACCCTTTGAGAGTTTTCTACGCAAATCTAAAGCCTGTTTCTTATAAGATTCGATTTCCTTGTCTTTTGCTGAAAATCTATCTCTTACAGCATCAAGTCTTAAACTCTGCGTTTCTGTGTCGTACAGAGCCTCGTCAAAGCCCTCAGGTATTGTCGGCGCTTCAGGTTCTGTTGTTGTTTCTGTTTCGGTTTCTAAACCGTCTGTTAATGTTTCTTCTGCCATTATTTGTTCCTTTCTAACATTCTTTTGATGTATTTCAATAATTCTAATTTGCCTAACCGAAGAAATACATCGTTACTGTCTTGAGTGTTAGGCGTAAATTGACAGTGCCGTTCAAGGTCTTCTAAAACTCTCTTACCGGCATCTGTCGTAAATACTCTATGATATATATCAACTATTTCGTTGGGCATCAGCTTTTCCCTGTTCTATTGCATTACTCATCTGAACTTGGTCAACCATAGCTTGCTGTTGCTGTGCTTGAATTTCAAGAGCCTCTTGTTCTTCAAGTGCTTGGATTTCTTCAGCTGTTCTTATCTTATCATACGGGACACCTGACAATCTTGCAACCTCGACAGCCAACTCTTCCATCTTTACAACCTTTGGAATAAATGTCATATTCGGGTCAAGAGCTGCACCTAATTGCAAGAAATTCACAATCTCGTTCAAGTCTTGAGCGTGCTGTTTTGTCACCAAAGCAGTATTAACCTTAATCTTAAAGCCAAAGCCGTTGAATCTTGTCAGCTCTAAGTCTGGGTCAATGTAGCCAAAGTTCTGCAATACTTCTGCGATTCTTCTGATTAACGGATACAAGAACTCATTTACCAATCTACCAAATGAGTTATTAAGCTGTTCAGCCAACTCACCTGCTCTTTGGTTAATCTCTGTTGCCGTCATCTTTGTTGGGTCGTTTGGAATTGTTGTATCAAACATTGCTTTCTTGATGTCCATTTCCAACTCTGTCGCATTGTATTGCTGTAAATCAGGCTGTTGAGATACAGCTAATTGCTGAATTGTAGGATTGTTTGTCTGATTGCTCGGCACAGGATTGATTGCACCCGGAGCAAATACAAAGTTCTCTACGTCATACGAACCATCTGTGCTTGCAGTAAATACAGGGATTGTAAAACCTAATGCTCGCAAAGAGTATTCTTTTATCTTGTTCAGCGTTCTAATGTCTGACAATGCTTTTAAGCCCGGTCCACGACCATAAACTTCGCCTGATGTCTTTGTCCACCTCAAGCAAATAAACGGAGATGTCTTAAACGACTTCTCAACAATAACCTTTGTGTGTTCCTTATCGATTACACAGTATGTCCATTTGTTCTTGTCTTTATATGTACACTCTAAGAGTTCAACCTCTTCTTGTGCTTTGCGTTCCTCATAAGTATAAATAGCATCTGTCCACTGCTCCTTTACGAGTTCATTTTTCATCTTAAACTCTCTGTAATAGTGGTCAGGAGTGCCGTCAACACCCTCTTCAATAACTACTTGCTTAAACGGAATAGTCTTGAACACAAGCGGGTTTTCAGGTTCGCCCTCGCCAACGAACAAATAAGCTGTTCCCGGTATCAGGTCATAATAAAAAGATGTAATTTCACTGTCAAAATTTGACACGTCTTTGAACACATTACAAATATGAGCAACGTGTTCAAGTTGGCGATTTACTTCTGTTGCATCTTGATTGCCCGCTGTATAAGCAAAACCTGCCTCAAATCCAATCCAATCCTGATTAACCGGAGTCAATAACGATTGCACTCTTTGCACAAAGTGGTCAGCCGCTTGTTCTGCTACCGATGAATATAAATCTATTCTGTTGTTTTGTCCCTCGATTTGGTCTTCAACTTGTGTATATCTATCAGGCAAGATATAAGAATAAACCTTTTTATAAAGGCTATTAAAGTTATCTCTTCCCGGTCTTGCCTTTGTATAGCGTTGTATTAACTTCTGTGCATCTATCATTGCTTTATCCTAAAATACTTCTTCCAGCTTTTCTCAAAGTGCCTCGTATGACACTTGAGTTTACACTAGGAGCTTTTTGAATTGTACCTTGATTTACTCTTTTAATAGATTGTTGTGTAGCCATTTGATTACTGCCTTGAGCAATTCTCGCTTGAGGCATTCTCACTAATTGACCACTTCTTATCAGATTCTTAAGTTTCCTAAACACACTCATCCCAATGTCCCCCTTATTCCTGTTGTTGATGTCATATTAGTTCTATATCCGCCACTTGCAATTTGTTCCCTTTGCTGGTCAATTTGCTCTCTGCGTTTAGCCAATTCGGCATCTTGTTGTTCTTTTAAAATTTTACGTTGTTCTTCTAATAATCTATTTTGTTCGTTCCGTGCTTTTCTTGCTTCGTGTTTTGCGGCGTGAGTATCATCGAAAACAGAGCCTAACAAACCGCCTGTTACTCCACCAAGAACACCTCCAACAACCTTTCCTGCTGAACCACCCATTTATAACTCCTTTCTTAAAACTGCGTGTTTATACCCAAACTTAAGTAAAATATCATTTACTTTAGGATTCAAATGACTCCCTTGCTCAATATACTTTACTTTTTCTTTTTTTGCAATACTTTCTATTTTACGTTGCATCTTAATAAAATTACTAGCCGTTCTCTTTTCAGGGAATATATAATAACTCAAGATAGACATACATTTATATCCCCATTCATCTGTAATAATCATATACCATAAATAGCCGTTTTCATCTTCTTCAGGCACTGTAAGAGGATAAATATTGCGAACAAAAGCCTCTGTATATTCATCTCTATCAGATAAGCCAAACTCTTTGTTGACCATCTTTGCCAGTTCAATGGCTCTACCAACCTCCACCATATGCTACCCTCGCCTTGTAATTTGTGTTCTTTGTCGCTTTGTTGTGAATATAAGGCAGAATTCTAAAAGCATCAGCACCGTGCGATGTGTAATCGTGCAACGGCGTGTCCTTAAAGCATCTGTTCTTATCATCGTATTCTCTACGATAATCTCGCAAGCAGTTATAACCCGTAGTGCATTTCTTATCAAATCTACACAATGGCAATAGACCTCTGACGGCTTGAATATCGCCATAAACGTTTGCTGTTCTCGGTATAATGTCTATATTTTCTAAACCCAACCGCATAAGCTGATTTTCTATGCTTATAGCCTTTTCATCGGTCGTCAGCTGTCTATGTGTGCCATCGTGTGGTAAATGATGCCCTGCGTATCTATAACCCTTTTCTTGTACAACTTCAGCATAATGTCCTAAACCAAACGTGTGGTTTTCGTAATAGTCTATGACGTGGATAGTTCCCTCAATGAACTGTACCCACCAAATAGCCATACTGTCGCTTACACCTAAGTCCCACATCGTATGGACAGGGAATCGAGAGTCATAAGGATAATCACCCATCGGGCAGTGTCTGTCTAGCATATCAGCATAATATGCACCGTAAATAGCACCTGCAAAGCTACAATAGTATTCTTGTTGTATTAACTCTTCAGGTTTTCCACGTCTGCGTTCTTCGTTCAAATCTTCCTCTGTAACGATTCCGCCTGTATCATCTACGGTGTATTTACAAGTAAATGCCTTTCTACCCTCGTTCATTTCCTTTGTTAAGAAGTTATACATATCCTCTGCGTGGTTATGCCCACGAGGCGTGGTATTAAACAAACACCAACCCTTTGACTCTCTCAACATAGGTTCAATTACGAGGTCATACAAATTCGGATGCTGTAAAGCATATTCTGACACAACACAACCTTTAATACCTGCACCAACCAACGTGTCATACCTATCACCGCCAAGAAAAGAGATAATACTCCCGTTCTTCAGGTGTATTTTCATCTCTTGTTCTGATTTTTTCTCTACCACTTCTTCAGGTATCAAAGAGAGGTATTTTACACCGTCTGATGTGATTCCCTCCCAGATAGCCCTACGAACTTGGTTCTGTTGTGGTAATAAATACCAATAGTTTCCCGGTGTTGTAATTGCTTTTGCAAATAGCCATTGTATGCAGAATATATCTTTACCTGCTCGTCTATGCATTAAGATAAACGCACGTTTGATGTCATCTTTGGATAGCTTATCCCAGATAACCTCTTGGTACGGTCTTAATTTAAGCATAGGCAAATCAATCACCATCGCCTTGATAACCTCTTATTCTTATTTCAAGCTGATTGTCTTCCTGACCGCCAAGATTTACATCCTTTGGCAAAATAGCCTTTGCAAGCGAAACTAAGAGTTCTGGCCTTTCTGTTTTCAGTCTTTCAATGAACTTTGGGTCGTTTGTTGCTTTCATAACAGCTTCCTTTAGTTCTGTTGTGTGCTTATTAAGAGTTCCCTTCTCTCTTCCGCCTGTTTTGGCTCTTCCTACCTTAAAGTATGTGTCAGAAGATGGCATCGTCTATTACTCCTCTACCTTATTTTCTTTCTTTTCAGAGGATTTTGCCTTTATCTCTTTGATTTCCTTAGCTTTTTCAGGCTCAAGGCTCAAACGATAACGTTTATTGATTTCATTGAGAAATTCAGGGTGCTTTGTACCCAATGATACAATTTCCTTTTCAGACACATCGAGTTTGCTTTTAAGCTGTTCATAGCCATAGCCACGTTTGATTGCTCCTCTGATGTCATCCATTGCTTTGTATTCGTTTTTGATTTCCATTTTTATCTCCTTGCTAAATGTTTAAGTGGTGCTTTACCTAACAAACGTTCACGCAAGCTATCAATCCTCTTGGTAGTCTTTGATGCGATGTCGTTCATCTTGTCAGCAATCGGCTGTTTTTTAATCAAGGCTTGTTCAGCCTTTTCTCTTGTTGCATAACAAACAGAGCGTTCAATTTGCTTATCCCCCTTTTCTGTTTGAAGCAAATAAGACTCATAACCCCCTGTGGAGATATGAGCCTCGATGATGATTCCCTCATCAACTTTTTTATCCTTAAAATTCAAAAAATATACTGTTTTACCTAGCATTTTTCCTCGCTTTCTCATAAAATATAATACTATTTTTCTGAGATTGCAAGCTATTTTTTGAGTTTTCCCTTTTCTTCCAAATACTTAATTGCAAGAGCCGTTCTATTATTAACTCCGAACTTCTTTCTCACAATGTGAATATGAAGTTTAACTGTCGGTAAGGTTATACCCATCAAATCAGATATTTCCTTGTCAGTTAATCCTTGCGACACATATTCGCAAACTTCTTCTTGTCTTTTACTTAATTCCATTTATTCTCTCCCATTCAATCTGTTTTTTCGTCTTTCTCATCGGCGTTGTGCAAGCCGTCAATACATCAATACCATTTTCTAATCTATGCCAAAATTGCTCTTTTGTTATTCCATTTTCCAAAGCAATTAAAGCCGCCGGCTTGTTTCCTACAAAGTGCGTATATTCTTTTTTTCGCCCTTTTGGTATATGAATCGCCTTTTCTATGCTCCAACCCCTATTTATTCTATTCTGCCACAAGTGAAGTTCTGCAGAATCCTTTGAAAGCATATTTAACGGAATCCCTTTATATAAGTATTTACTTAATATCATAAACACTTCCTACAATCCAATAACGTTTGAATCTGCTCTCGTTTCCATACCGGTCAACGCAATCCTCAAACCTGTCCTTGATTATATATCCTCTATCTTTCAAATCAAAGATAATAGCTGACAATCTTGTCGCACCAAACATCTCGATTGCCTCAAGCGAGGTGATACCGTTCTTTGTCCTTTTTAAGTATTCTAAAACTGCTGTATGTTTATTCATTGTTTTTACTCCTCTTATCTGTTAAAACTGATTATATTATATATGCTTTTTATATAAATGCAATACTTTTTTACATATTGCACAGTATTTTTTTCGTGGTATTCTAAAGACCTCTTATCTACTTAGGCGGAGTTTATCATTGTTCTCCGCCTTTTCTTTATTCAAATATTGCGTTCAACAGCATTAATACTGCAAAAGAACCCATAAGAAAATACAAAACTCTTAATGTTTTATAGATATATGCAGGCACTTGAACTGAAGTTTCTTCAGGCTTAATCAGTTTCACTTGCATAGTTTCAGCCATAATTGCATCAAGAATCTTATTCCAAGTCTTGTCTGATACTTTGCCTGTCTTGATAGCTGTTCTTAATGTCCGCTCGCAAATGCCCGCTTCTTTTGAAAACTCTTTTTGTGTCATCTTTGACTCAATCAAAAATCCACGCAATAACTTAATTTCGTTTTGTGTCATCATCTGTTTAATCCCCTTTGTAAAAACATAATCTGTGTCCGCTGATAATCCCAACGGTCGTATAAAAACTTTAGCTTGTTAAGGTGAATACGGTCTTTTTGTGTCCATTCCCTTTGGTGGTCATTAAGTGCCAATTCTTCTGGTGAAGCATAGGTGAAGTTCTTATCTTTCTTTTCCAGTTTGTTGATAATGTCTTTATATCCCCACTCAAAGCCGTAGCTTTTGTCTTTGCCTGTCGAGATATAACCCCAAGTGTCATTAAATCTTGTTATGAGAAAATCCATTTCGGTTTGCCTTTCAATAATGTTTCTTTGTCAAATACTTCCCAATCTTCGGTCGCAAATATATCGCCGTAAACTTTTGCGATTCCGATAACTGAGCAGTCTTTCTTATTTATTCTAACCAAATAACCCATTTCGTCAAGTGCAAAATAACTGTGTTTACATCTCGCTATTTTACCTTTCCGCATTTCGTTGAGTGCTTCGAATATTTTCATTTTATTAAATCCTTTTTTGTTGCGTTGTATATTCTGTGAAAGATGTCGGCATATAAATAAGCATACCACTCATCGTTATCATAGTCATTTAAGTCTATTAGACAATTCTTACAAATCCTATTTATTATATGTATGCACTCGTGAGCCAGTGTTTTAATATCCCAGTATTTCGGATTGTAGCGGAGCTTGATAGGATTAAATTCCACAATAGCCTTAAAATCATTTCCGTCATAATTGTTTTCTATGTAAACAGGCTGATTATATATCGGTATTTTTATTCTCATTTTTCCAACTCCTCAAAGCATTTATCTATTAAATCGCATAAAATTCCGATATTTCCGCAATGTTCAAGCGTTAATTTACAGTCCCTTGCGGCAGATAAATAAAAATAGCTTTTCTGTAACAAATCAATCATTGTTAAAACTTGCTCACCTTGTTTATTTAATTGTTTCTCCAATCTCTCGCATTTATCCAACGCCATCGCTAAAGTATCCGCTCTGCCCGATGGCTCGTCATTGTAATTGTATTTGTCTATCATTACTTTTCTCCTAAAACTTCATCAATTCTTGCTAATATATCCATCGGTGTGTCCCATTCAGATATGTAGGTTCGGCAATCTTTCAGCAGTTCTTTGAGCTGTGCGTTTTCTTCTAATTTTGCTTGCCATTCCTCATAACTCGGCACTGGTGTTTTATGTGCTTCATATTCTTTTATTTTTTCATCGTTATCCATATTAAATACTCCTAAATATATATTCTGGGTCTTTATTTTTGTAATATCTTGAGTATAAAAGTTTAGCAGACATTTTTAACTTTCTTGCCCAGTTAGGCAAAGTATCTGTGATTCCTTTATATGTAATAAGAATATTGTTTCTTTTGTTGTTGGCTTGGATAAATAAATCAACGTATCTACAATTTTCTGGGCAATAATCCCCGTTGTTATCTATACGGTCAATAGTTAAGCCTTTTTTATAACCATTTTCTAAAGACCACTGTAAAAACTTTTCATAATCATTTTTCCATTCATCGCAAACAGTAATACCTCTTCCACCATAATCTGGATAAGCAGGCTCTGTTTTTGAGAAACATCTCTTTTTTATTCCTATCCATACTCTATATAATGAATAATCTTTATATTTATGATGGTCTTTTCTTGGAGCATACTTATTACGATGTATAAGTGCTTTAATAATTCCACAACCGCAAGATTTAGATAATCCTCTTTTAAGATTACTTTCATTTACAACGGTTTCATTTCCACAATCACAAACGCATTTATAATAACGGTGATAATGCCTGTCCTTATGGTCAAATTCTAAAACGGTTAAATTTCCGAATTTTTTGCCTATAATTTCTAGTTCGCCTTTTTTCCATTGTTCTGTTAAATCAGTCATTATAACAATCCTTTCACAAAACCATATAAATATTGACAAGCCATAACTACAATTTCACCGCAAAATAAGCATATTGCAATTTTGAAAACAGCGTCAAATATACCGTCTGCTATAGCTTTCCTAAGTTCATTTTGCTTCATCTTGTTTTAACTCCTCAATAGGGTTTTTCCCCTTAAATGCAATCACTAAAGCCTTAAAAGCAGAATCAGTTATATCTTCCACATTTTTGTTCGGATTTTCTTGTCCAAATCTTACACCTAAAGCTATAATGCTTTTCAAAAATTCATCGTATTTAGTCATTTTGTTTTAACTCCTTTCATTTACCATACTTATAACTTTTGTAGCGGCACGATATACCTTTCTGCATTGTTTTATATCTCGTGTCCATCCTGTGTGATATTGCTTAATTCCTAATTCTTTTGATAAAAGTCGATATAATTTACCTCTTGATATTTTTCCGCTTTTCCAAACTGGGTCAATCATATCGTGAATAATCATTCTTGCTTTTTTCATCTCTTGAGTAGGTATAACTCCAAGCGGTTTTGTAGAGTTCGGGTGGCAACCTATATATTGCTTACAGCAAGGGCAGCGATAAAAATTTAGATTTGCAAGGTCAGGTCTATGCGGATAAATAGACGTTCCTTTAACTAATTCACAATCTTTTTCTTTCTTGCAGTTGCAACAATATATTTTCATTCTTCATTCTCCTAATAAATCAGCGTTTTCGTGAATGTTGCCTAATACCTCAAGCTCTACATTTTCTGAGCTAAAAGCATAATTTTTAACAATGTCGCTCCACTCGACAACATCTTTCAGCGGATTATTTTCATAGATTGCTGTCCATAATCCGAAATCATCAACCGCTATTCTGTAAATTCCATTAGGGCATTTAATTAGGTCATTTTCATAAATCAGCTTGCCGTTCTTATCCTTTAAGCCGGTGCATTGTTCAACAATAACTTCGCTTTCGGGTATATAGTTCATACCTTCATAGTCATTATTACAAACACTGTAAGTCAACTCTCCATCGGTTTCTATGCATAACACATATACATCAGAGTTATTACTGTAAGCATAGCAACCGTCTTGTTTATCCCAAACCCTAAATTTAAATCTATCAGTCATTCTTCATTCTCCCTTAAATTCTTTGCTATTTACAGCTTCTTGCCAAGTTGGGTATTCAGCGATAAGTTTACCGTTTATTTCTATCCAATCTGCTGAATGTATATTTACATAACCGCTTTTATAAATACTGTTGGTATAAAAACCGTATTGTCCATCGCTTGCGACAGTAACAACAAAATTTGCGTGTTTTTCTTTGTCGTAATATATCTGTCCTACCTTTATCATTCTTCATTCTCCGTCTTAAATAAATCATCTATGTTTGCTTTACTGTGTCCGAGATAGGCACAATCTTGAAAGTTATATCCGTCTGTGCTAAACATATTTATGCTGTAATAAGAACGCCCTTCATCCCATAACAGTAGATATGTCGTTGGAACATTCCCTTGCCATTTATAGAGTGCAACTATGGTAAACTTCTTTCCGTTAGACTCAAAAACATCTCCGACTTCTGGTGTATTTTTACTCATCTCTTTTTCCTTTCCTAAAAATACTGTATTTTTCCCAGTCAAGCTCAAACTGTATGTCAAATTCTGTCATTTTCTTATCTCCTTAATCAATCAAACTTTTCAGCCAATTCAATAAGCGAAGCTGTAATTCTTCATCTTCTGCTTCTTCTTCTGTCATATCCACATAATCGTCAAGATGATAAAATCCATTTTCAATCGAATCGATTATCTTTTCAACCTTTGCCTGAAACGCTTCTTCTTCATCATATTCTTCATAAGAATCTTCAGGACAACTCGATTCCCAACTATATGTCGGGCTGTGATATTCATAACTATCAAGCTCCTCAATATCGATTTCCATATCATCGATATATTTCAAAATGTCTTGTTTGATTTTTTCTTCTGCAGTCATTGTTTTTCTCCCCTAAATCAATTCTAATGCTATTGAAGCCGCAATTCCGAATCCTAAAAAAGCCATTGATGATAATAAACCAAAATCTACTATCAGCCATAAACCAGAAGTAAAGAAAGCAGACACTAAGAATAAGAATAATCTATTCATTAACTTATCCATCGCCTGTTCTTGTTTCCAAGCCTTAATATCTATTTCTTGTCCTAATTGATACATTGTTTTTCTCCTCTTATCTGTTAAACTGATGTCAGAATACTATACTTTTTTATATATGTCAACATCTTTTTTTATATTTTTTTGCATTTTTTTCCTTTTTTCTTCAATTTCTTTCCAAGCCACTATATTTGCATAGCTTTCCGGCATCTGTCCGTCAATCATTACGATTGCTTTTCGCTCTTCAAAGGTTATTTTTTCATCTTCGGTCATAGTTTCCTCAAAATAATTGTAATTGCCCTATGTTTTGTTTCTTTCCAAGTATAAAATCGCAGATAAAATTCCTTGCATAATCAGGACTTATCATTGAGCGTTCTTCTGAACACAATCCATCGCCTTTTCCAGATGGTAAACTTCTAACGGTTTTTGTTTTATTGTTGGGCTGTAGAGATTCACCATAAGTTGGTTCACAATTTACATACCAAAATCCCGTAGGTTTCTTGAAATAATCCCCTCTTAATGAGCGGTCTTTATCATATACTGCTGGTTTAAGAATAAAATTATTTTTTAGGTAACACATACTATCATCATATGGATTTTCAAAAACCATCTTAAATCCTCTAGCATAAACAACGTAACACAGTTTCATAAGTAACTCATAAAAATATGCTCTATCTCTGTTTCTTTTTATGATGTGTTTTATTGTGGGTAATATCGGAAGATGGTACGCTGAGCCATTAAATAGTGGTGGATTATTAGAGCCACAAAAATAAATACACGGGAAGAAAGCTATGATTAAATCATCAGGAGTTATATCATCAAACACCGATACCCCCCCCCGATACGCCCCCTCAATCTCTGCAAACAAATCAATAACGTGGTCTGTCTGTCCAAAGTTATTTTGAATATCATAATCTTCAGCAGGTATTCCTAGCTTGATAAACTCGTTCTTAAACGTTCCGCTTTGCTCAAACATACAGTGTACTTTACCTTTAATCTCCATTACACGCCCCACTTTGTTTTCATTTTTTCTTCAAGCTGTTTCTTGGTAGCTTCGGCTCGTCTATAAAATTCTTCTTGCTCTGCTCTATCTTCTGAAACTTCATAGTTATCAATTTTCTGAGTGTTAAGCATAGCCTGTATATGAACCAATCTAGGCTTAACTTTGTTATCCTTAAATCTCCAGTACTCATCAATAACCGATATAATATCCTCGTCAGAATATTTGTTCAATCCATCTTGCCAAGCCTTAAATCTTTCGGGATATTTTCTTGTCCATTCCCAAATTGTGTGTTCTGATATATCTTCCGAGCCATACAAATCTTCAATGTGTTTTAATATTGTTACTAAGTCTTTCATATCACGCCTCAAAACATTAGTTCTTTTTTCTTCAAGTCTTTCCAAACCCAACTATTGGATTTGAAATAAGCATAGTGGTTTTTGTTTCTGTTCTTTCCGCCTGAAGTTCCTAACCAAGTGTCGAGCTTTTCAATGGCTAAATCAAGATTGTCGTTTTCTTCTGAAAGTCTTTTATATTGTTCTTCAGTTAATAAAACATTTTTACATTCACCATATCTATTATTCTTTATCTTATCTTTATCTCTTTCTATATCTTTATCTTTATCTTTATCTTTATCTACAACTTGATTAAAGCAACTTGATTTAATCAACTTGATTTTTTCATCTTGATTTATATTATTGTTTTTACTGGTTTTTCTTCCTGAGTTTTCTCTACTTCCACCCCAGTTTGCAAAAGTTTTTTCATCTGTTAATGATGATAAAAGCAAGTCAATTAACTCATCATTTTGAGAAATGAATTTGCCATAAATAACTTTGTCTATGATTGCTTTTTCAGGGCAACCTAGCCTTTGTAAAGTCATTAACTTTACTTTGTCAATGATTATCTTTTCTGATTTATTGTTCTGCATTTGCCTTACTGCTCCTATAAAAAGGCGGGACTTTACAGTTTTAATTGCAGTAAGGACTTCGTAAAGTCCCATTAACCCAAAATTCCCTTACTGCACTTATCAATATATACATTATTTATTAAAAATCAATTAAAATTTTTCAGTTTTCTTCATATTTTTTCAAAGCATCGGTATAAAACTCGATATTTTCTTCCAAAAAAGCCCTGTTTAACTTGAATAACTGGTGTTTCTTTTCAAAGAGTCTGTCAACCGTTCCTTTGCCATATTTCAATTCAAGTTCTCTTGCGTAGCGGTTTATTACTTCCACATCTGCAAGGCTCTGTTTGAGGTTACAAGCGGCACATTGGCAATTTACATTTTCCTCATCCCAACGAGTAGCATATACTCCTCTTGAGATAAAATGCCCTGCGTGACACTCTTTTCGCTCTCCACGAGGAAATTTTCGCCCACAGGTTATGCAAGTGAAGTTATCCCTATATCTGATGCACATCTGAAAAACATCATCTAGCTTTTTGATTAACTTCGGAAGTGGTGTTAATTTTTTTCTCATCTCAAATTCCTTTCAAGGTCGTATCCTTTTTTGATTAAATAAGATTCCGGCAATTCTGACGGTCGCCATTCGCCGTGTGTTCTTTCCTGCCAAAAGTGTATAACTTGAGTTTCAAAGTCGCAAAATTCCTGAATATTCAGCTTCGTTGTAGTTTCTACTCCGAATACTTTCTTCTGTATTTCGTGAATAATATCCTTATTGTAGGGCAAATTAAACTCGCCATAAGTCAATCCGCAATCATTCAGAAACTTTGCAACCTCGTTATTAAGCAAGAAGTAGTATGCGTTCTGCTCGTTTGTTCTTTTCTTTTTGAACTCCTGAACTTCTGCAACTACTTCTTTGCCATTCTCAAGCATAATCTTAGCTGTGTCGTAAAGATTTCTAAAGACAGGCTTTAATTCTGCAAGAGTTGATATTTTCATATTATCACCTTAAAACGGGATTTCGTCATCGGGTATAGAATCAGGCTCAACCTCTGAATAGTTTTCCATCTTCCCTGCTTTATATGGTGTCATTTCCTTAACAACATACATCAAACGGGAATAGTTTTTGCCATCGTGAGAAAACTTTTCATAAGACAGCCAACCGGAAGTTTCAACAATCTCTCTTTCTGTCGGATTCATCTTGAAAGCCTTGCAATCAATAAAGCCATAAGTTGCTTTTCCGTCTTTGTCTTTACCTGCATAAAAGTTAATTGCAAATTTTGAACCCCAATCGTAGCTTTTTACGGCACAAACTTTTCCTCTTAATTTTAATTCATTCATATCATTTACTCCGGTAATTTATCATCAAAACCAACAATGCGGTTAATTCCAACTTTCAAATCATCTGCTTTGTCTTTCTCGCCTGCCTCGATTAAATCATTATACAAAGTATTGAGCGAATCAATAACTGAGCGTTTATATGGTTTTCCGTCATTATTCATCAAATAGAAACAAGCCTTTGTATATCTTTCTTCAAGCGTGCCTTTTGGTTTCACTGTTTCGCCTTTTTTCAAAGCTGTTGTTTTTGCTCTCATTTCGTTGGCGGCATCTTTTTCAAAGTCTGTCTTTTCAGGCTTTTCGTCTTGGCTTAATTTCATAAGCAATTCATCGGCTGTGCATACTGCCTCGTCAATTCCTATTCCGAAGTTACCCAAAGCACGACCTATTGCGGAAGTTTCGCAATTTTCCAAAAAAGCAAATTTGTTTATTGGTGATTTAGCAACAACCTCACGAGCGAATCCTGTTGCTCTAACTGTTCCTTTTTCATCAATAACGCTTGCTTTTACTGTGGCATAATCTGAACCAAGTTCTACAATTTCAGTGATAAGGCAATAGTCTTTGAAGTTATTACGAAATTCTTTAAGTCTTTCGTTTACTGTTACGTATTCTTTGCCTTTAATGTTGATTGTTTTCATCGTTTTTTCTCCTATCTATATGTTAAAAACATCTATATGTTACTCCAAAAAAATTAATTGTCAATACCTTTTTTCAAAAAAATGTGCAAAAAAAACGACTCCCGAAAGAGCCGTTCTTATATCGTTAACCATTTCATAATAAAGGAGGTCTTATATGAAAAAACCTATTTTATAATACACAATTAAAATATAATGTCAATACTTTAATTTATACTCCTCTAAACATTTTGCCATATCAAGCGGAGTTTTTATCGAATCAATACAAGTTATCGGCTCTCGCTCAATCTCAATGTATTCTATCTTTGAGGCGCAAGATGACAAAAGTATCACCAATATCAGCATTCCAATCAAACTTATCTTGTTTTGCCAATTCTTCGAGTTCCTCGTTTCTTTTCTGTAATTCAATCGCATTTTGATTCCTTTTCTCAATTTCCTTTTCTAGGGCTGTTTTTTGACCGCTGAGAGCGATAATTTCCTTTTCCTTATCAACTCTGCATTTTTTCTCACTTTGCCACGCTATGCCAAAAAAAATACACATAGCAAGCAATCCTATAATTATAACTAGATATGTTCTCATCAATCTATGTCCTTATAAAAAACGTGGTGTGCAAAAATCTTGCACGGCTTTTTCCCCTCTGCCCATTTTGGGTGCAATCCCTCAACGTGATAATGTGTCGCTCCGTTGGTTACATCGTGAGCCTCTGCCTCTTTGATTGCATCAAAATATTTTGAATATTGTGCATAAGTCAATTTTGCAATCTTTTGAGAGTTCGGGTCGCTCTTGTTCCAACAACTAAACTGATAAGGTTTCAAGCAAGTCAATGCGATTGTTTTACCTGCGAACCATTTCTTTGATTTCCACCTATTAAGAATCACACAAGCAACAGCAACCTGTCCTTCATAAGGTTCGCCTCTTGCCTCGCCAAATATAGTCTTGGCTAAAATTTCCATATCATAATCAGTCACCTCTGCCTCCTTTGATGATGAATTTGTTAAGAATCTTGTTATTACCTTTGAAATAAAGTTGCCTATCTTTAACAATGTCTGCCTCACTTGATACATAAATCCTACTTATATCATTTACACCGTATTTGTCATCTACAAAAAACAAAGTCTGACTTGGATAACTCGGCTCAAGTCTTAAATCCCTTGCATATTGCGAATAACCTACGGTCGTTCCGTTTGCGATTGTATGCTCTAATAACATCGGCGTATGGAAGTGTCCGATTAAAAGCCAATCAATCGGCTTGCCAATCTGTGCATAAGCCTGTCTTGTTTTATGTTGTCCTCTTGCTATTGTTGCCGAACAACCAATAAAGCCTTGCCCGCCTCTGCTCCCAATTCGGTCTCCGTGCGTTGCTAAGAAGTTATTGCCATACAATTCAAAATATGCCTCGCCTGATTTTGGAGAATAGAACCTTATCTTTTTATTTCCTTTGAAGTGTTTTTCCACAATAGCGTTAATCAACGAATCATAGTTATGCTCAAATAATCCTTTTGATTGTGGCTTTTTGTTTGTCCTGCCGTGATTGCCCATAACCGAAATAACCCATACTTGACCATATTCTTTTATGAAAGCATCAAGCATTTTGATTTTCTGCCCTGCTACATCTAAGCAAGCATCAAGCGGAGTTTTGTTGTTTGTTTCTTTTAACTCATCGTGAATATCGCCGGACACATCATCACCCAAAAAGCAAACGACCATTCCCTTAACCGGCTTTTCTTTTGTCCTTGTCTTTTGAATTGTTCTATTGATAAGCCTATCCCATCGAGCATTTGCAACATTCGGCGAATAACAGTTCCCATCAGGCACTTCGTTTGGATTTACATTTTCGCCATAGTGAAAGTCTGACACCATTAAAACAGGAATATTTTGTGAATTGTCGTTTTTTTCATTTATCCACTCAGGAACTTCTGGTGCTGTTTCCACAAGCCCTAAAGTTTCATCTAATTGTTCGTGAAGTTTCGCATTTTCTCTTTGCGATTGCTGATACATTTTAAGTAAGTGGTCTGCTTTGTTGCGATATATTTGAACATACGGATTGTCTTTATCTTGCGAAGTTTCCGCTACCTCTGCAATCTTTTCTTCTAATTCCATCTCTCCCCCGTAAAATATTATTTTTTAACTTTATCAATTATTATGTCAGGATTTTCTTCCACTTTCGAAAGAAAAGATATTACTATTCCATACAGCCTAACAGCAAAAAATCCGCACACCCCTGAGATGCCGGCTTTCACTGCATAAGGTATTTCCCAATATTCTAGCAATAACCCCGCTAACATACTAAAAATAAATGTTATCAAACATTCTTTTACGGTTTGTTTTACACTTACAAATGGTCTAATTATCATTGTCATTACTCCCATAGTTAAACCTATGAGTCCATAATCAAAGAGCAGTTCTTTAATATCTCTTAACACTTTACATCTCTCCAAAAGGGTTACTCTAGTTATAGAATAACCCCCTTGTTAAGATATGTCAATATCTCTCGATTGAGTGTTCTGAAAAATATTTGTGAGCCTTTGCTAAATCCTTAAACGCTTCAGCAGAATCTTTGACAATATCAGTCATCATATAAAGTTCTTCAAGCGAATATTCGGTTTTGGCTCTGCCTATCTTCTCGGCTCTTTCCATTACCATATCAAGACCTGAATAAATACGCTCTTTTAGTTTCATTATTTCTTCACTTGTCATTTTTATTCTCCAGTGCTAGCTGTTGCCGCCGGTGCAAGTGCTGTATCTGCTGTATATACAGGGACATTCGTCAAGACAATATAAGGGTCGCCTGTTTCAGGCACAATATATCTGCCTAAATAAGTTACTCTTGCTCTCAATCTGTTTGTCGGAATATATGTTCCCCATACGCTTTTAAGATAAACATCTGCTCCGTTTACTGTTGCCTGATATAATACAGGCTCAGCGGTTATTGATGTTGTTAAATTCTCTCTTAACCTCAAATTGAAAGGCTCAAAGTTTCCAATGTTTGTGTTGTTTGTTACTGTTAAAACCCCAGTGGCAGACAACGCTGTTCCTAAATGTTCATAAGGTGAGCAACCATACATATTATTTCTCCATAAATAGGCGAGGCTTTCACCCCGCCTTATTTTCTTATGCTATCGGTGCAAACGGTGGAAACGGTGCGCCGGTTATCGGACCGCCTTGCCAAGCCCAAGTTGCATTGGTCGGGTATCTTACAACTCCACAGAGTTTTTTATCCATAGCCAAGTCAGCAACCTGTGCCTGTAACGCTTCGATTTTGTTAGCATCGAGTTTTTCACGAATACTGTTGATTCCTGCTGCAATGTTAGCATTTGTCAAAGCGTTCTGCTCTGTCAACAAGAGTTTTGTTGAGCAGCAACACTCATTCTGATTTGCAATAGCCTGTGCAATTTGAGCCTGCAATCCGCCAATATCACGAGTCGTTTCGTTATAGCGTTGGTCAATTACACCAAGCAAGTCGTGAAAAGTCTGATTTGTAGCACCGAGAATTTCTCTCTGGTTTGCCATTGAGTTTTGAGCATCGAATCCTCTTTGGACTTCTGCGGAAGTAGCAAAATCACCTCTGTTATATCCGCCAAAGCCACCGAATCCGCCACTCATTAAGAAGAACAGAATCACCAATAAGCCGACTCCGCCCATTCCAAGCATATTATCTGTATCTGCCATTTTTATTTTCTCCATTAAAATTAAACCAAGTCAACCTTATCGGGAAGTCATACCATTAAACTGGGAATTCAAAAACTGTTCTATATCTTCACGCTTATAACCCCTCGAAACACCATAGTTTATTATGGTTTCTCTCTGCTGTTCGTAGGATTTACCTGCGGTCATTTGATTGAACTGTTGCATCAACGGGTGATTGTTGAACATTCCCTGCTGAAACATTTTCATTGCTGATTGAACCATTTGTGGATTGAATAACATTTTCTTTTCCTTTCATTGTGTTTTCAAGTTGGTCTATACGCTCGATTATCTTTGTATAATCGTTCTTTTGTTGTTCGCCTGATTGAAGCGTATAAGTGTCAAAATCAATCAAGCCGTTATTGTTCATTTGTCGGAGATATATTTCTTTCTTGTCGGAGTTAATGCCGATATAAACAACATTAAGAACCGGCTGAACTTTCTCCATATCTTTTGCATTGGAAACGTAAAAGCATTGAACCTCTGTCGGTGCAACGGAAGAGATGTTTTGGATGTGATTTGCTGAACTAGAGTAACTTTGCGGAAACTGTTGCCACTGCCCATAATACGGATAAGTCATTTTTTATTCTCCTAAAATTAAACCGGCGTAACGGCAGGAAACACCCATCGGCTCTTAAGTGCCGTTACAAGAATAATGTATGACATTTTCCGTATAAAAAAATGGCTAGAAAATGACTTTCTAACCATCGGAATTTACAAATGGATTAACTTGTTTATGACTTTTTGATGTATTCGATACACCTGTCGTTCTTCAAGAAATACAATATCAGGTATTTCCTTAAAGGTCAAGCGGTCGATATACCTTGCTTTCATTATTTTAACCGCCTTTTTATCGAGGTATAAATCCTCAAGCATCTGCAAGAAGAAGTCAGGGTATTTCTTCGCAATACGCTTGAGCCATAAGTGCAGCCATAAAGCGATAATTTTATCCTTTACGAGTTCCACCTTTACCACCTCTGCCACCTCGGCCGCCTCGGCCGCCTCTACTACCCCGGCTTGTCATGCGACCGCCGCCACGCGGCACGCTCATTGATACTTTAATCGTTTGCTTTGCCATTTACTTGCTCCAGTTTGTTAACTATGCCGTCTTGAATAGCACTCATTGATATAGGTTCTTGTTTATAGCTTTGATAAATATAAAAGCCAAAAAGTAGGCAAATAAGAAAAAGGGCAGCAAACAATATCAATGCTGTCTGCATACCTGCTTTGCGTGCTTCTCGGATTATCTCGATAGTATTATCCATATTTTATCTCCTTTATTTACATAATAAAATATTTTACACATAAATACAAGCAAAATCCTAAGTATCCGCCAAAGAACCATTCAGCCCATCGCCATCCGCTTTTGCCATCATCTATCAACCGATTGAATTGTCCACCAAGCCAGTAAATAGTTCCCATTGCAAGTCCGCAAAGCATATAAGGGATTGAGTTCAGGGCTAAGCCAATGATGAAAGACAGAATTAAACCTCGCAAGGTTAAGCCAAGCCAACCCCATAATTTCGGATAATCCGACAATTTAACCGTATGCCCGTGAAAAGTTATTTTAAGATTGTCAACAATGTCATCAACTAAATCGCAATCGCTTCTTTCGAGATACGGTTTACTTCCGCATAATAAACATCCGATGTATTCGCCCCAACCGTATGCTTGATAACTCACAAGCGTTGCAATGGCTGTAACAATAACAAAGTTCCAATTCCAACCTTTAAGAAGTCCTGCCTCGATACCAAAAGCAATCGCAAACCATAGCTTATTAAGAGGAAACTTTTTATCTTTATAGATTCTTAAACCGCCACGGACACGCCATAAAAAAGCATCAACTAAACTAATCATCAATGCTTTCATTGTTTCCACTCCTCTAAAGTTTTAGGTTTAGCTTCCCACCAGTTTTCGCCGTTTGTATAATCAAGTAAATATCTGCGATAATCGGTATATATCTGTTTCCATTCGTCAGACATATCCGCCCATCGCAAGGGATTACTGACTGCTCCGTCAACATATTCTACAAGATAATAATTACGCACATCACGCATAAAATCTTGCTTTGCCTTGATAAGACTTTCAGTGTCGGTATAAATAACGCCGTCAAACATCTCAGCAAAATCCACTTCTTCAATTCTATCAATAAATTTATCAGCTTCGAGTTCCTCTCTGTTTTCTGATAACATTGATTTCAATTCACCTTCATAACCTAAAAACATTACAAATCTCCTACTGATTTAAATAATCTTATTGCTATATCTGTCTGTCCTGAATAAGCTACCGTAAAGCTATCGTCTTTTTTGACAGGAATAAAAGCCACAACGCTATTGGTGTTGTTGTTTGTGTTGGTTGAACCTTTTTGCGTCAGACTATTTGCCACAATAGATAACACCCAATTTGCTGAGGAACGAGATAGATTAACAGCCACCCAACCAGTAAACGATGCAGTATAAGATGAACCTGATGCCTTTACAGTATAGTCTTGATATGTGGAAGATGGCATCGCTAAATTTGCAAAGGCTCGCCTTGCGTTTTGCGTTCCGTATGCTGACACATCACCGTTTGCATCAACTTGAACACCTATGGCTGCTGTTATTTGCGTTCCTGATTGTGCGTTTCTAGCCATCATAGCAGAATACTGTGTTCCATCAGTTTGTCTAACTGAGCGAAAATCACCAAGTATAGCGTCATCCCCACCGTAAATTCTCATACCTCCCCATGTTTCTGTTGCCGGAGATGTAGTTGAATCCACTGCGCTTAATCTAACCTTATAAAAACCTGCATCAGCACTATTATCTTGTGTTGTTTTTACTGAAACCGGTGAGCTATTTGTAAAAGTCTTTACACCGCCTACAGCTTCATCGCCTGTCGTATGCACTACACCGCTGTCATTAGCGGGAGTATAGCCCAAAGCAGTTGATACATCGCTTGAGGTAATACCAGTTATAAAACCATCATCATTTGTTAAATCAGAAGTCTTTGTCGGAACTGTAACATCAACCGCTTTGCTTGCAGGAGTTAATGCTGTTCCATTCACTTTGACCGTTTCAATAACATTTGCTTGATAACCGTTTGGGTTGCTTGCGTCATACTTTGCACTTAATGCTGATGCCAAGTTTGCGTTATCTGTCGGCTGTCCGGTAATTGTTGCAAAAGATGGAGCGCCGCTACTAGCATCAAAATCAATTGTCGCACCGCTCGATTGGTTCAAAGTGAAAGAGCCTTTTGTTACTCCGCCTTGAGTTAAGGTGATTGTCGAGTTATTAACTGTCGGTATTGTTAAACTTACATTTCCACTTCCATCAGGCGATGTATTGTTTACGCTCGTTACCGTGCCGACATTTGATGTATAACCCGCAGGATT